AACCATCCTCTACTCATCCTGACCACACTCCATCACTTGACTTTGCATATATCCTTATGAGATAGTCACCGTCACCATTAGATAGTTCAGTATCTAATACACTTACTACTCCTGTGCTGCCTGTTTTTAAATCAGTTCCACTTTCTACAAGTAATCCTATTCCTCTCCCTGATGCTTCACCTTCACGAGTCGCACGAGCTTCCCATTCAGTTACGTCAATATTGCAGTGAAATCTACAGATACACTCATTTATTCCAAGTACTCTAGATATTCGATATTTATCAATGCTATCAATCGTCACAATAGGAGGCTCAGCAATTCTATACGTGATAGTAATAAGCCCTTCAGTAAGCCATACATTACCACCGGCTGCGAAAGAAGTACCCCACGCATTACATTCTACTGAGCCATCAAGTGATGTACCTAAATCAATAGTTTCGTGAGAAGTTTTATTGTGTTTCTCACCACCATTTACAGTATATTTGACCCCATTAATGTAAGAATATTGGCAGTTAAATATCCCTGTGAATTTTACATTGATGACTATCGCATTAGAGGGAAGAGAAGGAACAGTCCATGTAACCTTCTCTTTGTTGTGCCCACTTCCTGCAATATGAATATTAGGCATTGTGGCTTCTGCTGTTACTGTATATTCCTGTGCCATAGTATTATGCTACTGACCAAGTACCGTGTGCGTTCTTCACGAATACCTTGATGATCTTCTCTCCATCACCACTTGAAGCCATTTCAAGGTCTTTGCCGTAAATCTTACAAGAGATAGCTGTACTAGCCTTGAATGTACCTGTTGCATTCATGTTAGTAGACCCGTTTACTGTTCCTATTAATGTACCAGCGTCGTGTAATGACGATTTAGATGGTACAACCTTAATCTTATATTCTGTGAAAGCGACGTCAGAAGTGAAACTGAATGTAGCAACGTTTTTAGGTGCTGTCTTAGAGATTCTTGAAACATCTGGTCCAATGATAGTAACGGCTGGTACTGAAGTATCTAATGTAATAGTAGCAGATGCTGCGGCAGTCTCATTGCAGACATCATCACGTACTTTTACATATACGGTCTTGAGTCCGTCGCCTGTTGGAAGTGCAATGCTTTTTGTCGCTGCAAAAGTCTCCCATGTAGCATTATCTTCAGATGATGCCCCATCAATTCCCCAAACCTTCATCTGATATCCTGATGTGGATGTATCAGATACTGAGATGCTTAAAGTAACATTCTTAGATGTAGTGTATTGTGATCCATTGTTTAGTTTGACAGTCAGTCCCTGGGGAGCGAGTGTATCTAATACAAGATTGAAATAACTTGCCATGTTTATCCCTCCACTTTAATACATCTGTTTTCTAATTTCTGGTAGGCATCAAGATACATTTCTTCTTTATCTCCATTGTATGTACACTCGAAATACATTCCGTCTAACAGTGTAGTTGATAACAGTGCCTTGTTATTCTGAAGTGTCTTACATACCCACACCACATAGATATCGAAATCCTGTGGATCTTCTAGGTGTTCATCTGTATATCTTCTTACTTCTTCAGTTGCAATCTTTAAAAATTCGTCATTACCCATGATTATTTCTCCTTGTTAATAGCCTGTTCAGCCACTTCTAAGCCTTTTGTGAGGAAGACAGGCACATTGTCGCCTGCTTCTACAAAGTTCTCAATGATGCTTCTTAATTCATTGATAATGAGAGATGCCAAAGTAAACCATCCAATATAGGCAGTAACCGCCAAGTCAATGCCTATAGTCTTACCAATTTCAATGAAGATAGCAGAAGCCAAGAATGCAACTAAAACCATTAACCAGTACCCTAACTTTTTCCATACACCACGCACTCCCTTGACGCTGTTGTCTTTTCCTGTTAGTCGTGATTTTCTAACTCCTGTGATGTAGTCGATAATATTCAAGACTAAAAAACCAATAAATAAAAACCAGTGCGTACCTAATGCAGCGGTTAACACTGCTACAATAGTGCCCCCTACTGCATTAAGAGTGTCCATATATTTTAGCGATGTGTCGTATAATTTCATTTTATTACCTCTTTATTTACATATTTTCTGCAATGATCCATGCATCTAGCTGAATCTGAGTGATGTTCGAATAACTCTGATAATTGTTGTGAGCAGAGTTACACTGCTTGATCTGCATATATAGCTCATTGCTGTTGTTTACATTGAATTTGACAGGAACGTCAAAGAATCCACCGTTCGCATAAATTATTGCGTTCGCATCCGTATATCCCATATTAGGTGCCCTCCAGGGGAACGCATCACCAATGTGAGGACTATATAATTTAAAACCATTTGCTCCGTTGGAGTTAAGATTCTTGACGGCTGTGTCAAACATCAATCTATAAATATTTATATCTCCAAATGATTGACCCCAGATAGTACCAGTGAATGTTCCACCATTCATTTTGACACTCAATTGACGTTTTTCTTGCATGCTGCTTCCTGTTCCCATGAGATATCCTTTTAGATATTCAGCTATACAGTCCAATCCCCACGAATTAGGGTGGATCCCATCAGAACTCATTGTGTCTCTTAAAGACAGAATATTTTCAGCACCAGGAACTATCATATAAGGTTTATCAAAATATGCCGGAATTGTTTTATAAATAGGCATCAATTTATATTTTAGTGCAAACTGATTGTTTCTGTCTTTAAATGCAACCCCAAAAGGCGCGAAATGAACCACCGCATTTGGATATGTACTCTGTACATATGAAATCAATGTATTGATATTGGATTTAACAGTATCGGCCTTATCACAATATGCAAGTTCGTTATACCCTCCGCCAATCAACACATCTGTTACCATCTTTTTATTACCTACCTGAGACTCTACACTTTTAAGAAGAGTCAGATAGTTATTGGATGGATTAGAAAAGGATGCACCACCTTTATGATTGATATAGATGTTGTCTGCAGAGAAGTGACAATTAACTAACTTATTCTTAAGTCTGTCGCACCAACCTGTATAACTTCCATCAGGTGTATAACCGTCTCCATAACTGTCACCAATGAAAATCAGTTTTCTTTTGCTTCTGTTTTCTAGATTCATCTTAGTTCCTACCACCCTTTTTCCATCTCCCGAATAGGCAATCAACCCTTCTTCAATGTTATCATCAGTTACTGTACTGTCTGATATATCAATCAATGTCTTGCCGTTATATATGACTTTGTTGATGCTCATATAACCACTCCTATGCGATTGTTACTGTAGTTCCGCCGGCAGAGTTCTCACTTTCTGCGTATGGAATCGGATTAACAGTAACCTGTGATAAATAGTTATATCCTGCATCAGGCATGATTGTCTGTGTAGCGGTGCTTGGTGTCACTGTCTTCTGCTGAGGTTTAGCACCTTCAGTTCCAGACATAGTACCTTTGATGCCTAGGATTGTTACGCCATCACGAATATTCGTAGGAATAAGTTTAGCCTGTTCAGCAGTAGCAATCTGAACTTTTCCAGACCCATCATGGAACCCCTGTGGGATTGTATATGACTGTGCCTTAGTGGTGATATTTCCAGTAACGGACCCATTGTTCTTCATCGTACCAGTTAACTTAGTACCTCTAGCGTATGCAGTCTTTCCAGCAAGCATTTCAGCGACTGCTACAGTCGCATCGCCAGAATCTACATCAAATGTACAAGTACCAGTGACTGTGGCACCTGTCTTATCATGAAATGTTAGATCCTTCAATACTTTATCTGCTGTAGCAGTGTCACCTGTCAAATCGATTAATGTCTTGCCACCATAGACGACCTTATTTATATGTTTAATTTCTGCCATGTTATAATTCCTTTCCTATGTATACTGTATTGCCCCCTTCATCGTTTGATGTCTCGAAGAAGGGTATTTTTTTAACCATTACATCTTTATTGAGAAGTTTATTTTTTGTCTTAAGCTGCTGAGCTATATCTTTAGGTGTTACTGTATAAGCACCAGTATAGATATCAGCATTCTTTATGCCCTGATAGTTTTTTATATCAAGTTTGAACTCTTCAGAACATATCTTCATATCAGCACGAAAAGACATATCTCTTATGACTAATCTAAGAGGTATGTCTTTTGACTTGAATTCTAGTTTAAGGCGCACATCAGATCACTCCATCTTTTAATATTCTTTCAACATATGTAGTGATGATATTAGATGCAACTGCTTCTCCATCAGCTGTAATCGCACGCAGCTGAATCTCAGCCTGATGTTTTTCTTTAAGCTTCAGAGTATCCTCCTGTGACAGATGCACTTCTATCTTGTCACCGCTTAGGTTGCTGCATTTTATCTGTCTATCAATAATAATTCTATTGTCTTGCATGATAGTGAAGTAGGCATACTGGAGAGTATTCACTTCAAATGGAAGTGTGCATATTAATGTGGCAGTAGTACCTCTAATCATAATTGCCTCCTATTTACCCAGATTCCTAGGAATAAGAACAAATCCAGTAATGTATGTACCCTTTGATACTGTTCTTTGATCTATTGAAATCAGTGCTAATTTATTAATAGGGCTACCACCCGGATAATATCTAATTGCTAAGCTATTATTTGAATAAGAAGCAACAGGCTCTAAAAAGTTACCTACGCCACTAATTAAATTAGGCAAATCTCCATCACCCGGAGAATATCCTGTTCCTGCAGAAAATCCGGTATCAACACTAAAAGAACCTCCATAAATTAAATACACATAATCATGATTATATCTGTATCGGAATGTGATGCCGTTAACAGTTCCTAAAGTTACAGTGCTAGACCATTTTCTACCTTCTTCTAATTCGCTAATTTTATCTTTAAGTGTTGCAAGTTCTGTTTCAATTCGCTCTTGTGATCCGGTCGAAGTAACATAGCCACAATACCACGAATCCCCTCTTGTATCATTCACGTCATTCTGTACTAGAGATGTAATTCCTTTGCGGACATGAATTATAGCAATAAAGAGCTGATAGATGGAATCAGTCCTTTTTGGAGAAAGCCATTTCCCATCAGTACCTCCCTTTACAACTTTCAAAGATACTTTTCTTTCGGATGCATTGAACTCTAGTGTAATTGCATCATATCTATCATAGGTGCCTTCAGAACTATCGATGTTAAGTGTCTTCTCTTCAGAAGAAGGGAAGAAAGCACCTCTAATAAAGGCATTTCCTGAGCTCACTGTAATCTGCATGCTGTTGTTAGCCTGTACATAAAAATCATCTGTTGAGCAGATGCCATCTGTAAATAGTTCGCCCAGCATTTTACGCCACGATGCTGCAGACATCTTTCTATCTCCATTCAGTGAGTCAAATGGATAGCCATATTCATCTGTAATTGTATCAGCCATTAAATATTATCACTCCAATCTATCGTTGACGGAAGAGGTGTTCCAAACGTAGGCACTGCCTTCATTACTCCATGCTCGTATACCTCATTAACCTCCGTCACTCTATCATTTGAGGTCATTCCCCAATATTCAAACCTATTTGTGACTATATCGCCAAGATCATAATCAGTAGGATAGTTATAATTCCCTCTGATCTTATCTTCCTTCTCTAATGTTTCAGCAAGCATATTGCTGTTAAGTGTTGTATTTCCTCTTTCAATGAGTGCATTCTTATAAGCAAGGTCGCTGATGTTTTCTTTTGATATATCAGACCCATTGATAAATATCTCTCTTCTTTCCAGTCCAGATACAGATGTACTGCCTGTTATCTCTATCTGTCTAGCTGAACCTTCACCTTGGCCACCAACATAGCACACATTTGCATATGTCTTTGAATTAGCACTATATGTCGCTTTTTCAATATCGCCGTTCTTCTGCGAGAAGATGACACGTGATATATCATACTGGCTATCGGATCTATCAACACCCTTGTATGTTTCGAATATCCATTTCTTTTCATCGAAGTCAGGCCTTAAACGAAAACCTATATCTGAAGCCTGAGAAAGCTTCTCTATGTACGTAAGTATATTTTTATAGGTTGCCTGATAAGTGATTTTTTCAGCATATCCATTATCAGGGCCTAACATAACTCCTGGAATCGCTGCCTTTGATACAAGTTCTCTCATAGAGGTTTCTACACGGCCATTAAAGTTGTATGTTCCCTTAATGATTCTTCTATAAAAATAAGATGATGCGAATCTTCCTTTGACGGTAATCTCTTTCTTCGATTTCTCATACGATATTGTAATACTCTCAATGATTCCGCATTCCTTCTTGCCCTTCAGATAGAAAAGATTCTCAAGTTTCAGCAGCTGCACATTATATGCAGTCACTGGAACATGTGCCTCAAATTCACCACATGAGTTATATTTGCGCATCCACTGGAGAGAGAAAACATTTTCAATCTGACCTAGAAAGTTCATATTTCCATCATAGATTCTTATGATCATAAATTAGGCCTCCACATAGTTTCTTTTAAATGAGATCGATACAGTCATATTCTCTGCCCCTGATTCTGCAGTATATCCTATATGATTAATTCCCGGCTGCAGTCTTATAAAGTCTGCAGATGTAGGAAGATACATATTTACTTCTTCTTTTTTTCTATCCTTTAAAAGATAGACATGACAATCATCTACAAGGGTTGTGATAATAAGCTTCTGACCGCTTTCTAATGTAAAATCCTTTTTGCCAGAAATGCCTACAGTCATGTGCTCCCCTGATTCCTGTATTGAAATCGAAGGGTTTAAGACACTTCCTATAGCCTCAATAGTAATGGTCATGCCAGTTTCAGAACCGTTCTGATTATCTATCTCTAGATTCTGTACTATTTCTATTCTTGATATTTCCTCCGTTGTGAACTCATGAGGAAACTCAAATAGTGGAATGACTGTTGACATTGCAATACTGTTGTCTTCTATATCCGTAAAATAGGGATTCGCACATATCAGTGATATCTGATGAGTGCGTTTATAGAATGTGCCATCCGTTCCTGTTACCTTTTCTACAGTGTAATCAATCTTTCTCTTATGAACACCATCATCATATTCAAGCGTGCCATCAAGAGAGAAAAGCCTGTCAAGCATCTCTCTATGATTGGCATAGCGCTCATTATCAACAACTTCTAACACGATGTTTCTGTACTTCATTGTGCGTCCTAATATTGATGCACCGTCAGAATTACCATTTTCCTGTAGATTGACTGTATATGTTGAGTCATATAATCCATCACAGTCTGTAATTACAAAAGGAGACAGTGATGTCTCGGTGAAGATTATTGAATATCCATTTGAATTAGTACAGGTGATTGTCCTATATTCCTTTTCCTCCAAGAATCATCACGCTCCTTTCAGTCTCTGAATCAATTCTCTATTTGCATTTCTTGTCTGTCTTGATACTTCTGAAGGATCTACAGCATCAGGCGCTGTAATATTGATAGTCTGATAGATATCACCTTTTCTATCTTCAGCATGCGGTTTTTCAAATCCTTCATTGATTAGCTGCATCTTGACTTCTCTTACAGCACTGAATGTCATTGAAGCACCAAAGCTGTCAGATTTATTGAATTCATCAATAAGCGAATCATTGAATGCTGCTATATCCTTTCTGACGGTATCAAATGAACCTATAATTCCGAGACCAATACCTTCACCGATGAATCTGCCGACCATATCCCTCATGATTTTAGAAGGAGAGTGGATACCAAGGAATCCCTTAAAGCTTTTGACGATGCCGCCGGCAAAGTCTCCAATCTTCTTAGTAATCCATCCGCCCATGTTCCAAATACCCTTCCAGATACCTTCGACAATATTCTTTCCGATTGATAGCATTTTTGAAGGAAGCGAAGCAAGTGCTTTTACAATGATTTCGAAAATCTTTTTAGCAGCACCGCCAAGTGAGCCAAATAATGATTTAATACCATTAATCAAGCCATGAATACCTTTGCCGCCTAATGAGCCAAGTTTTTCAGGTAATAGCATGATATTAATCAATACAGTATCTAGTGCTCCTTTGCCTGTACTCTTTAAAAATCCGAATAATGCCTTGATTCCATTTCCAAGGCCTGTAATCGCCATCTTTCCAAGATTGATCCAGTTGAATGCGCTCCATACATCGACAATAGCCATTATGATTTTTGGAATATTGGCTATTAGTGTTGGAATTGCCTGTATCAAACCGAGCGCTAATTTACCAATTAATTTAACACCGCAAATTAAAATAGTTGGAGCGTTGTCATTAATAATGTTTGCGAATGTACTGATGATAGTAGGAATTTTTGCAATCATAACAGGTAATGCACTAATGATGCCATCAGCCAACTTATTTAATAATTCAAACCCACTTTTTATAAACTGTGGTGCTTGCGCTGCAATGTTGCTTGCGAATTTCTGAATGGCATCAAGGATTCCTGGCATATTGTTGAAAGAATTGGTCAGTATGCTGACAATTGAACTGCCGATATTGCCTATCATTGGAAGCAGATTGCCACCTATAAATGTGCCTAATGATGAAACAGTATTTTTAAATGTACGCCATACGCCATCACCAGTAGAAAGTGCTCCCAAAAAGTCCTGTACTGACGCCTTGACCATGCCAAAAGAACCAGTGAGAGTAGTACTTGCTTCTTCTGCAGTCGTTCCGCTGATTTTCATATGGTCCTGTACTACAGAGATTGCATTCGCAATATTACTAAATGACATATCGCCGTCTTTAACTGATACATTTAGTTTTTCCTGGGAATCCTTATATGTAGACGCATCTTTTATAAGTCTTGCCATTTCTGTCTTGGTTCCGCCATACCCTAACTTTAGATTGTCTAGCATTGTGTAATTTTGTTTTGCGAAACCCTGATAGGCATTCTGTATATCCTGTAGATCAGTCCCCATTTTGTTTGCGTTGTCGGACATGTCAACCATTGCCCTTTTCGCAATTTCCGCTGCCTTGGCAGTATTTCCACCGCATGAAGATACAAGTGAAGCTGCAAATGATGTGGTCTGTTCCATATAGGTATTTGCTGAAACACCTGCATCCTTAAATGCTGTCTGTGCTGCTTTTTTAATCACATTTGCACTATTGCCAAAAAGCGTCTCAACCCCTCCTATGGACTGCTGAAGTGCGCCTCCTTCTGTCAGCGAGGCGCTGAGAAACTTTCCTATTCCAGCAATAGTTATAGCACCCTTGATTTTAGAGATGAGCATGCTTCCGAAGGTGCTGCCACTCTCGTCCGCCTGTTCCTCAAGAGGTTTTCCCATGACCTCCTGGATTGATGCCTTAATGCCCTGAGCAGATGGAACAATCTGCACATAGGCCTTACCTAAATCAGTTCCATTCTGTTTTGCCATTTAAGCGCCTCCTTTCTTTATGATCTGCATTCTTGCTCTTTCAAAGTCCTCTGCACTATTAAAGCCTTTAGTTGGCTTTTTCTTTACAGGATTCATCAGCTTTTCATATATTGATTCAGGACGATTTCTATTTTTCTGTGCTTCTTTTGTCTTAGACCAGGCAAGAAGTGCCAGATAATCAACAGCGAGTGCACTTAGTATAGTTTGAGTATCTACATTCTGTTCTTCCATTGCCATTTTAAGTCTTGAATCATTTCGTAATCCGCTGACAAGAACATAGATGTAAGAAGGCTTGTAAGACATGAAGTCATATATGTGATAAGTTTCAGCCAAATCACATATAATCTGAACCTTATAACCTCGCAAAAGGTTTGCGAGGATTACGAGTTTTTTAAGTCAACACCATCATCAATTTTGACTGACATCATGTCATTCATTTCATGCTGCATTCTCTTGAGAGAAAGAAAGCCGTCCTTTCTTCTGCAGTGTTCTTTCAGTGCTCCATAACCTTCATCACCAATCATATATTTAATTAAATCCGGCATTCCGAGCCCTGTTTCAGCCATATTATTTACCTTTTCAATGAAGTCATAATCATCCATAAGGCGCTTATTGATTTCAAACTTAAATCCTGAAGCTGTTTCACCTTTGATTTTCTCTTCCATCTGTTATGCTCCTTTTTTCATGATGTATTCCTTATGATATGATCCGTTTCCATCTGGTCTTGCCTTGAATGTGCAGTCATACCCTACAGCATCATCATCTTTATATGTAACTTCGCCAACTTCTGTAAGCTTGCATGCTGGAACAACAATTCTTTTTAGTACTGTTCCTTCTGCAAGAATCATATCAATCACAAGTACTCTATATCCCCTTGTGTTGGCTTTTACATCTATAGTAACTCCTGTTTCAATATCACCGGTTACTTGTTTCTGTCCAAAGACTTCCTTCAGTACATCAATATTTAATGATTCAATCAATGTGAGACTGAATTCATCTGAAAAGTCCTTATCAACATCAAGTACAGTGTCTCCACCCCATGCAGTGATTGAATCGCTTGAAGAAGATGCCTTATTCTTGACACCATCATCAGAGCAGTATCCAAGTGATTTGAATGCTTTATCAAGTTCTGCATCTGCACTCGTTGGTAAAGTAGTACCGTCAGGTGCCGACCAAACAGCGCCTCCAATCTTAGGCTTGCCTGTTGTTACATTTGATGCATCTACATTTGCCATATCTTTTCCTCCTTATAATTAAAAAACCAGGTCATATACTGCCTGGTATCTGTAATGCTTTGTACTTGTATCGGTATAGTTATAATCGCTGTTATGTCTGCTTGCAGAGATTCTTGGGCATTCTGCAGCATTATCCATTGCTTCTTTTACCTTCTCATTAAGAAGGGCAGCTTCATAAAGCGAAGAACCATACGACTGTATTGCAAGAGTTGCATGCCTGATGAAATTATCGGTATATCCTCCTGTTTTTTCGACAACAATAAAAGTATCCTGAGATGCATCATCATACTGTGCATAGCAGGATACTCCTGTCTTCTTCTGAAGATAATCAATGATATATGTTTCTATGATCATGTCTATTTACCTCTTGCAGAACCGAGAGCCTTAAGGAGCGTATTGTGCTTCCTTTCAGAATAGTATGCATGTGGTGTAGAAGGGCTTACCTTCACAAAGCAACGGTCCTTGTTGGCTTTGACTTCCATTTCATACTCTTCTCCAGCCGCTTTCTGTACTCTTTCGCCATATGCAGAAACGATATTCTGTATTTTAGAGCCACTTAGCAACTGCCTTACGCCCTCTTTATTCAGTTCGAATTTATAATGATTACTCATATCTTTCCACCACTACTTTCTTATTCCATCGAAGAGGTATGTTCTCTTCAATTCCTTCTATCGGTTCTCCTACTGTCTTCCATGTCTTGCCATAGAATTCTACTTTAGTATCTGTCCAGTCATGCATATCACCTTTTGGGATGGCAAGATTATACTGAGTCTTAGCAATAGACACGTTCTGATTAGATGATAATTCAGAACTGCTGACTGGTGCTACAAGAACATCATCTACCTGTTCTGGAATATATTTATACTGCATATGCCCAAAAGCATCTCTTCCAGTAGGCTTCTTCTGATATACAGTTATCGTTATTCCTTTAAGTCTCATAGATTTCCATTGCTCCATATCTCTGCTTGATGATACCCATTCGTTTAAGCTCGTTTCTTAAATAATAAAGATCATCGCCCGGATTAACATAGGTACCGCTGAATGTGTAGCCTAGTGCTGACTGTGAGAACTGCTCAAGTGGCATATCCTGGTCATCATCTTTGGACATTACACGATGAACGCATGCTAGAACAACCATTTTTGCAACATTTGCCTTGTCATCAGATGAACTGATTACAGCGCTTAGGTTCATATTCCTTTTATTTGCCTCCTCTCGTAAAAGAGAGGAAGCAAGTTCAATGAGCATCAATAAGCGCTTATGCTGATCGTTATTCAGAGCAGTGTTGTAGACCTTTTCATAATCTTCTACTGATGCATAGATATCCATCTACATCACCTTATACGTGTTTTTTTACAAATACAGTAGTAGGCTTTGAAACCTTATATCCGTATACATTTCTACCCTGAACGGCACACGCACCGATATGCTTTCCGTCTGCCAAATCATTTACTGAAACAGGAACAGCCCAATCATCTACGTAGTGGCAGAAGATTCTATTGCCTAGAATGAAGTCTACCTTATCATCTGATAAGTTATCTACTTCATAAATATCAATTCCACCGATTCTGCCTACTACACCTTCCTGTACCACCTGGTCGCCTAAGTTAGAAGGCTTAATGAATTCCGGACACTGTAATAATACTCCGTACGCATCAGGAGTGACTGTGAGCCACATTTCTGATGTTTTGACATGTGCCTTTCTTGCCTGTGTTCTAGCATCGATTACAGCCTTGTAAACAGTTTCTGGTGTTAATGCTGCAGTGTCCTTGATTGCAGTACATTCAAGTAAGGCGTTTCCTAAGTTAGTATCAGTCTCAACAGCCATTGAATAACCGGCTGAATCTAATCTTTCCGCAACTAGATTATCTGGAACTGCTGCAGCTGTATGCTTGTCAATCAATTCGTTTACAGAGGCATCATGATCAATAGGAAGTGTGATATAAGTAGTATTAGATGTAGTTAACTCAGTTCCGTTTGTCTTATCATAATCTTTTACTTCTACTTCTGTATCTCTTACAGGGATTTTAACGGCACCTGCTGTAGGTGTACCATCATAGTTTCTATTGAATAGATTAGCAAATACTGATGTCTTTCTCTGTTTAGCCAATACAAGGCTTGAATATCTTTCCTGTAATTCTGGATTCTGTGCCATATGTATGTTCTCCTTTTAATTTTATAATTTTAAGTCTGGATTCATTTCTCTGAACTTCTTTTCGACACCGGACATCTCCCCACCTAACTGATTATTTGCGGTAGGTGATGTTGGTTCAGGTGCTTTTGTATGAGGATCATTGCTAGTCTTTGGAAATAGTTCAGCAAGAGCCTTTGCAGATTCATTGAGTTCTTCTTCAGTCTCTCCTTTTAGGAACTGTGCAGCTGAGGAAGGAAGCTTATTATCTGCAGCCACCTTGTTAAGAAGTTCCTTTCTATTGAATCCTGCCACCTGCTGCTTTAATGATGTATTTTCCGCTTTTAGGTTCTTCAATTCTTCAGAATTAGAAGTTGAATAAGTATCCTTGAGTGCCTGTACATCATCAGGTGACATATATCCTTCATATTTTTTCTTTTCTCTAGCTAGTCTTTCTTTGATAGCATCATCAAATTCTTCCTGTGTGTTGATTGGTGTAAAACTCATATATATTCTCCTATTTCTCCGTATAGTTACGTAATTTTTAAATAAGTACTTTCTGCTTCTTTCTTGCCTTCTTGAGAGAGCACTGCCAGTGTGCCAGCACTACTGATTCAAGAAGAGAAATGTCAACCCCTTCAATGATTGACTTGTATCCGAATCCCCCATTAGTTCCAATAGCACGCTTTTCACAGTTGGATACGCACTGCGAAAGCGATGGCTGACCAAAATGGCATATTTTTGAAGCATACAGAGCCTTTTCAAATGAAGCGCCTGCTGCAATGATATCTGCAGTCTTTGGCATGATCACCTTTAATTTGATGCCGGTCTCTTTAAGCTCATTTATAAGCATCTGCTGACCGTTCGCACCGTCTACTGTAACCATGGCAATATCAGCCTTTCTAAGAAAGTCTATAATCCATCCGTTGCCTTTTCTAATAGGTCTGCATCCAATGACATCAACTAGTATATTGTCATCTTTTGTTTTAACTGCGACCGACATAGAAACATTACTGCCATCGTGACCGTACTTAATACCAACAAAGAGAGGACCTTTAAACTCTGGAATAGTCTCTACTTTCAGAGCGTTCCACTCATTTTCTGATATTGCGGATTTCTGGTTATACTGAAGCCATAGACCGAATCGCTGTATATTGAAGTCAATTTCATCACTTGAGTCTTCAGCTGCAACAGAACGCTCCTTCAGTGTCTGACCTAGTGAGGGGTTTGTCTCATACCATATATCCCTGTCTTTAACATCAGACATATGTTCTACAGACCATTCAGCCCATCCGCTTGTATCAGAGCCTCCTGATAGACATTCCTTTCTCAGATTAACAAATACAGTACCTGAAGATACTGCAGTTGGTGGAGTACCACACATCAGTGTCTGAGGATTCTCTGAAGAAGTAACTACGTACTGAAGTGCTGACTGCTGGTCTTCAGTGTATTCCTGAGCCTCATCCACAACGAGAAGGTCAAAGCCTTCACCAAGTCCTCCCTTTGATGATCTTGTTCTGAAGGAAGCACTTCCCCCACCTTCATCAAGGATTCTTATTGTCTCCAGTCCGAACTGGGCTGTAGCTGTATAGGACTTTTCATAGGTCTTTTCCTTATCTGCTCTCTTAACTTCAGTATAATCATTTTCATCAAGCATCTGCTTAAGCTTCTCCCACGAAGCATGCGATGTAGTTGTACGGTGTGCTGTATGTAGAATCTTTTCCCCATGCAGCAGTCCCCACAATTCTCTCATGACAAGGATTTCAGACTTCCCGTTACGTCTCGGTATTGAATATCCGTATTTTATATGAACCCACTGACCGTCATCATCAACAGCCATTATGTCCATCATCTGTATCTCCTGCCATTCCATAGCATTACGTGTGGTATTGTTGTATAGTTCTATTGCTTCATTCCCTCGTGTGTTTTTATAGGGGATAATGTAACTATTTGTAGGAGTCTGTCTACCTATTTTATTAGACATGCGCCTTTAACCTCCTACTTTTTTGTATTTAAAAAGGTGTCACAATCAATTGACACCACCTCCTGGTTTCTTGAATAAATGGTTGAATAGTTTTATAAATATATGTATAATACAAGTGAAAAGAGGCATGCCCCACTGTAACCAGAGGGGGGGCCTCTTTTTTTATTTTCTTTTTATAACTATCACAAGTTCATCCATACGTTTAACAATTATAGTATTAACATATGATGTTTTGGGTTTCCTGTATATTTCATCTAGTCTTTCCATGATTTCAACATCATTTAATCCTGTCTTGGTTAAATCAAAAATGAAGTTATTTGCTTGCCCTTCTTTTTCTTCGACTGCATGAAACAAAGTATGCATGCTAGTCCCTTTCAAAGTTTTTAAATCCCAAAATTCTCCATTCCATAAATAATCAGAACATTTTACACCGTTAGCTTCTTGTATTTCTGGCAAATATAGTACTTCTCCGCCAAATATTTTCTTTAACCATTCTGCAACTTCAACTTCGTTGTTTTTATGCTTTATTTTATTTACTTCATTAACATAAAATATTCTCCCTTTAATTGTAACTGACTTGGCATTCTCAACAACACCCTTACCTGGAGTTGCTTGATTTAAATAAACTTTAGTTACATCTTCGGTACCATTAGGTAATTTTGGTGTTGCTTTTTCTTCTCTTACCTTTGAAGGTGTATTTAATTCGATGATTTCTCTTGAATGGACGTCTTGAACCTTCCCATCACCGTTTCTTGGGTCATATATAACTTTGCATCTGCAGTTAGCGTGCCTTCTGAATACGTCATTTCCTGTGTCTTTGACATCCTCATAATTATACACGCCCGCAAGACCTCTGCACCACGGGCAACATCCAAAGGATGCTCTTCTTACAATGACAGGCTTATAACCCATATTGTAGTGAAGATCTGCGTTTGTTCTGACACCTTCATCTACAATTGATAATGCATTTGTTATAACAGGCTCATTTAGATACTTTTTTACATCGTCAAAATATTCTGCTTCAGATACCTTTTTAATGAGCCCTAACGTCTTATCTGCATTGTATGAGGGTTTTCTTGCTTTAGCATTTATACCTGCCTTTTTATTCATGACATCCATTGCACCACACACATAAGAAGAAATAAGCCCATAGTTATTCTCTAATGTAGGATTGAGTATCTCGCTTGCGATATCGTAGTACATCTTTCCATCTGGAAGAACATCAGAAGAGAGATTCTTCATGTATGCTTCTGCTAGGATTTTCCCGACTTCTTCAGCATAGTCCATTGCCTTGAGAAAATCACAATCCTTCTTCTTAATGGCTGATAATAGTTTTATTATTTTTTCAGACTTCTGATAACTAAGAGTGAAGCTCTTAGTTATTTTTCTGAGCAGTTCTTTGGATAAATCACTGTTCATCTTCTTCACCATCGTCTATGTTTAAATCTAAAGGCTGAGCATAGGCTGGAGTTTTGTCATCGGAAGACCTGATTCCTGTTAGATCCTCAAGCGTACTCTTATCAAAGTAGTTAGAAATTGCTGTATTAATTTTTGATACGCCATCACCAATACCTGAAAGCATAGTTGCATCAACATCAAACGCTGGCTTCCATCGTACGGCGATATTTGCAAATTCAGTGCGCTTATATGACTTATTGTCCTCAACACATTTAGCAAGATATCCTGTATTAATGATGCCTACACTGAATGTATCCTGTGCACTCTTTGCCATCAGTCTAAGACTTTCATGTGATGCTTTAATTCCTTCAGCGCTGGATGGATTCTCTGTAGTGAATCCTAGGTCATCTAGTGTGAGCCCTGTCTCTCCAGCAAACATAGAAGCAAGAGTCTTGAGCACATCATTGTATGGAGACATTGACTGCTGATTGAACTGCCCTACTGTCGGAGCACCTCCATCAGAATCCTTTGTAAATGCAAGCATTGAGGACATTGTAGCGCCCCACTTATCAAACTGTTCTACTTCATCATCAAGCCCTACAACATACTTCTGAGGGAATGAATAGAACATGGAACTTACACTCATGAGTCTCAATGCTTCTTTAGCATCATCAACATACTTAATGAGTGACTTTGATATGAGGCTTCGACCAAACGGCCTAGTAGCATCAGGATTATAGATAACAGGTACTAAAAGTGGATAAGGTGCTACATTAGCCATATCCATTGAGGGGTCATGCTGCCCTTTAATGTAGAAGGTTGTTGAATCTGAGGTGAAATATGCTTCTACTAGCGGTTCACCTAGTTCAGTATCTCTTTCAAGTACTGCATATCCTTCAGTAAGCATCATTGTAGATGTATCTAATACCCCTGTAGCATTAGAACCATCTATAACCTGAAGTCTAGCGCTGCCATCATCATTCTTTGATATATATACAAAGTCACATGAAGAGATGATTGCACCCTTGAACATCTTATCAAAGAGCACATCTCTATTATTCATTCTGAAGATCTTATCAAGGTTCATGATATCGTCTTCACTGAATCCATTGAACTGTAGACGGTTGGATAATGTATCAACAGCCTTTGGAATCCATCCTACCTTCTTGCTTATGCTTCTCAGCTTTTCAGGAAGGGTGTTGGTCTGATAAGGGTCCATCTTGTCCTTCATGTCATAATACTTATAACATTCCAGTACCTTTGTTCTCTTATGCGAAAGCTTCGCTCTCAAGTATTCAATTCCTTTATAATTCATATCTTTTTACCTGTTTATTTCCTTTCTGAGAGGCCTTTGAAATGATTTAGAATTAGTGTCCGAGATTTTCAAAACTCTTGTCAGCGAGAAATTATCGTAGTACAAGCGAACCTCTGGCTCCAGCGTTTAAGGGGTCCCATACCCCCCTGTTTTTTAGCAACAAAAAAGACCATCAATAAAAATGGTCTTAAGATGCTCTATATGTAGTCCAATCTACCTTGTGAGGAAGATCGTCGTTCATTATCTGACTGTCTCTCTTTACTTCTATTCGTCTGAAAAGCTTGTCACTCTTTTCACGGTTACAAATCCAATGCGCAAGCTGAAGATTATCCATGTCGCTCGGATGACCGCCTTTAGCTACCGGAATAATATGGTCAATACATGGAGACATAGGGTGAGGATACTTCTTGGTGAAGTCAACAGGCTTACCACATATACCGCAGATTGTCTGTGTAGCAAGTATCTTTTTCTTATTAATAAGAAACTGCCTTCTATGACCAGCATTATCCTGGTCAGGTCTGTATCCTCTACTCATGATGTTTCCTTTTGTTCTTTTCCAGTGCTTTAGTAGACTTATGTTTAGCATCTATATGCTTGCTGAAGTACACGTCAACATGTTCACGTCCGCAGATCATGCAGCGATAGAACACAATCTTCTTATCACAATGACGTTCATCATCATACTTAATCTCGTAATGATCCTCATAAAACTGATGCCAGTGACCTCTCATTCCCTGTGCCATATTTAATCCTCGCAAAATAAAAAGCGCTACTATGAGCGCTTTGGAATTATAGTTCTCTCTCAAACTATTTCTACATTTTAACTATATAGTGCTGATAACATAACATTCAACTACATTAATCTACATTTTTAATCATTTACTTGCATTTATCTACATTAATGTGCATTTTCTAACTCGTTTAATGCATCTCTTAGCATTCTCCACACGTGATTGGTAGAATAATCCATCTCATCCGCTACCTGTTCAATAGTCATGCCGTCAAGATAGCGATAGCATAATATGCATCTATGCTTAGTATCTTTAATTGAATAGACAAGATTTCTAGTCTCATCCATCTCTTTAATGAGTTCATCCTTTTCAAGAATCAAATCCTGTTTAGTCTTAGGAATACCAGTAGAGCCATAAGAAGAATAACTAATAGCTTTAACATTTACTAATCTATTTTCTAAGTATTCAACTCGCTCTTTTAGAAATCTATAATTTTCTAGTTGCTCTTTGACTCTACTCATTTGATTCCTCCTTGATGATCATCTAATGTATTTTCTTTGAATGCTGCTTATAAAATTAAATCCATCTGTTAATCCTTCATTAACTATAGTTATAAACGTCTCTTTCGTTTGCAGCTTTAATCTATAGAAGTTTTTTGTCTTACCTGCATAAATCTTATAAGGACCTGTATGCTTAATCATTACTATATCTTTAGTATCATACTTTTTGTTTTCGAATTCAATTACTCCATCAAAATCCTTATCAATATTGAATTCATTCAGATAGTTAAGTCTTTTGAATGCAAGAGTATCATCAAGATATCTTTCTTCAAATATCTTGTCATTATTAAAATAGAAAGATATGCATTTGCTATACTTGTATCCTCTCCTAGTTTCAAGTCTATATGTTACGTTATCTAAATTGATAAGAGAAAAGTATCTTCTCATCTTAAAATAATCGCTTCTTTTTTCTGGACATTTAAATAATGACCACACTTCAATGAACCTTGACACTGATCACTCCTCCTACAACCACACATCTGCAACGATTCCTGTAATCCAATAAGTGACGACTGCATGCGAAATATAAAGATACTTATCTTTGCATTCATAGAATCCTTCTTTGAGTACTTCTAATTCGGTTTTATTCTGTGCATGTAGTTTGAAGATGTATCCACTTTTATAAAAGTATGTAATTGCATATTTAAAAAGTAAGTTCAACTTTATCACCGTCTTTCTTTCATTCATCTAATGTTTTGGCTTCTAATTCTCTTGGAGCTGCTTTAGGAATATCATAATATGGGTCATATTTCACTTCGAAATTATTCAATGTTGAAATGCCTAAAGCTACATTACACACTTTATTCATTTCACATTTACTACAGTTTCTTGTTGTCTCTAGTGTATATGTACAATGATTAATCAATCCCTTAAGTGCTACATATTCATCTAGATCATCTGTTACAATCACGATTTCGACCTTCAGAACGCTTTTTGAGGTTGGAATCTACCTCTGCAACGCAATCTGGAAGTGTTATATCATGCCTCATAGCCTCTTGGAGCTTCTCCAGAGACTTTTGAGTAAAGACTTTCGTCTTACTGCATCTTTTAGAAAGACCTCTTTTATATCCTTCTGCCACAGGAACACCGACAACATGCATATGAGGAGATTTTTCGTCCAAATGAACTACTGCATTAGCTATCTTGAAATCTGGACAGAGTTCTTTCAATCTGTCTAACTGCTCCTGGAAGCAAGGTATCATTGATTTCTTGAACTCCATTGATCTGTCTTTCCAGAAGTCCTGGTCTCCAATCTGAATGATGATCTCTGCTGCAACATCATTCGATTTAGAATCTGATACATGTTTCAGATAGTCTTTTATCTTTCTGTCTTCACGGTTCTGCTTCTGGTTGAACTCTTTCAGAGGTTCATCAAACTCATCATGATAGACCTGTTGTACATCTTTGTAGAGGTTTTCGTTCGTTCTGGAATACATTACTTTGATGTTCTCCTTGTCATAACTCCTACTAGATTTATAGCGTCTTTCGTTGTGTTTGCAGACCCCATTTAGTTTACTTGTATTACTTACTGCATGACTCTTATTGGATAGATGAAAAGAATAACTTAATGCCATAACTATATACCCTCCTGTTGGGAAAATTTTTGCTTATACTTTTTACAAAAAGTATAACACCCTAGGACTTTTGACACAAGTGTCAAAAGTTCCTGTGTGCTCTGCGAGGCTGAAAGGCTTAAAGCACTCAAAAAAAAGGAGACCTCAAGATCTCCTTAAGTTTAATCTTTATTTTCCCACCAAGACAGATTCATTTCTTCTTCTGTGAAGTTTTCTGGCTCATCAATATTTGAAATTGGGTTTGATGTTACATTCTCCAATCGTTTGTCTGTTTTAAAATCATCAACTGTTTTCTGAGGGTCTGTGTAATCGAAATGGAAGAAATAATATGCTATTTTTCTGCCTTTTTTGACCTTCTCGACCTTTAGGTTATTGATACACTTAGATTTCTTGTTTATTTCCTTTATTGCTTTATTGATTGTTTTCTTTTCAAAATTGTACCTGTCAAATTTGTTATTGCTAGAGTTTACGTAATCCTCGACAGATAAGCCAAATATCATTTTTAGCTTCTGTGTTGAGTAATCAATCCCCATGAAGTCAGGGTTCAGGAGTTTCCACTTATCTTTCAGAAGATTTTGGTACAACATCATGGAGTATTTTGAATCAAATGAAATCAGATCATCATCAAGCAGCCTAACGTAGTTGTCTGCAAGTTCTTGCAGATATGGCAAAAATGCTTCAGCAAATTCTATATATACATAATCTCTTGTTGCTCTGTTGGAGGCTATAAGGTGTTTTGATTTCCAGATACCCTTCTCATCATCAACAAGAAACCTAATCATAGAGTTAGCTTCTAGAGCCTCGACCTGTGTTCTGATTTTAGTCCAGCAAGATGTATCATTCTTCAAATTCAGATAATCAAGTAGTTCATTTTTATCTATTTTGACCTCATTTTGGCGATTTGTGCCGTTTTTAAGTGCCACAAGAGAAATATAAAAGATTTTCTGCTGAATTGGTGTGAACTTCGTGCTTTTGTCTGCTAATTTATTGGACATCTTGATTACTTGGTTCTTCAAGCTATTATCAAGTTTTTTCATTATTTTTCACCTCTTTAAGTAACAGTATAAATGGTACGACTTTATAAATCAATGGTAGTTCTAAAAAATGGTACGACTTTCAAAACATTAGTCATACTCAACCATTGAAAAAGGTCGTACTCAACCATTGAAAAAGGTCGTACTCAACCATTGAAAAAGGTCGTACCATCTAAATAAGTATTTAATATACTAATAAAAGAAAATAAAAAAGCAGAGTGCCGTTGGCTAGTTCTCATGTTTTTTGATGCAAATATGCATCGCTTTTGTAACAAAAAAAGGAGCCCCCTTAAAAGGGGGACCCCCTCTTTTTTATATTTCCCATAGCGATAGTTATAGTTATCTCCCTCTAGTCATTCTTCTGGTGTATACTTGTCTCTCTTCGTCCCATTCTTTTTCCATCTCGCAGAGATCTTCCTCTGATAACCCTTCTGCAGTGGTTGGAATATGTGCAGTCGCTTTGCTTCTGAATCTTGGAAAATCTCCTATTTCGCATTCTGATAGCTTCTGAAGAGTTTTTTTGAATACATTGAATATTCTATTCAATTTCTTGTTTTCCTTGCTTAGAATCGCAATTTGAGCTGTTTTTTCTGCATTCTCTTCACGCATTGCTTTCAGATCATGCTCTGAATACTCATTTTTAAGGTTCTGAATGCTATTCTGTAGTTCTTTTTCTTCATTCTGGAGCTTTTCTATGCGTTTTTGAACATCTACTATGGTATCTGCTCTGATGAATGTGCCATCAGACAGTTTTCGACCCCAATTTGATTTGGATTTCTCACCTCTAAGGTATCGAATTCGATCAGTTAAATTGTTGACCTCTTTTGTTAAATTGTTGACGATTTCTGTTTCCTCTTTTTTTGAATATTCAAGCAATTTTATGCTGTTTTGTAAATCTTTCTTCTCCTCATTGAGTTCAGTCAGTTCTTTCTTCGTTAAATCACGATTTCGACCTTCAGAACGCTTTTTGAGGTTGGAATCTACCTCTGCAACGCAATCTGGAAGTGTTATATCATGCCTCATAGCCTCTTGGAGCTTCTCCA